CATACCGTTTATTTATTTCCTTGACAAATCAGAATGTAAGAACTATCATACTATCAGAACATACATTCTAAAAATTAGGGGGGGGGGGTACGGTCATGAATTATAAAAAACTCATCATCGAACTTATCAACAACTCCGATGATGAAGAAATTTTGGAATTAATATACCGGTTTATTAAAAAACTTTTGGGCTAGGGAAACCTAGTCCTTTTTTATAAGTTCATTTGCCAGTTTTTCCAGTGCAATCCATCCCGGTTCATCCATCTTTGCCAGAGCTTCAATCAAGCGTTTTCTAAATGTCCCATCCTCTTTTATTAAATCCCCGGCAAAATCAGTGATTATTTGATTTCTGGTTAAAGGATTAAATATTTCCCCCTCCCCTGTACGGAGCCAGGTTTCATTTACATTAAATTCCCGGCAGATAGACATTAAAACAGAATTAGAAGGATTTCTATTTCCATTTTCATAATTGGCAATTGTATTTCTTGCTGAGCCAATTCTTTTTCCAAATTCCTCTTGGGTAAGATTTAAGGAATCTCTTATTTCTTTTATCCGTGTCAAATTTTTAATCACCTGCCTTTATCGCTATAATATCATCTTTTGTTCTCAAAGTCAACAAAAAAGTTGTTGACAAAATTCTCAAAGAGAACTATAATGTTCTCATAAGGACAAAGGAGGTGAAGTACATATGACAGATAAAGAAATGGAAATTTTATTGACAATCTCAAAAGCCCTGCCCCTTATGTCCCCATTTGAAAAGGGCTATTTTCTTGGAGTTGCAGAGAGTAAGGCAAGCGAAGCTGGGAAGTTACATATTGAAGAAGATAAGGAACCAGACAAGGTTCTGGTGTGAGGAGGTGTAAAAAATGAAATATGAAATATGTAAAAAAACTGGTGAAGTATGGACCAGAATCGCTATGGCCGACACTTGGAACTGGGCTTATGAAATATGTGAAAGTCTTAAAATTCATACAGATAGAGAGTTTTCTGTATTTATAAGCGGAGTTAAAGTTGAGGGCATAGAAGAGTTGATGGAGAAGAAGGAGAAAAAGAAAGATAAACCGATGAAACGGTATTTCTGTTGGAGGTCTTGTTTGGTATGGAAATGCATGGGGCCGGAGGCAGAGACATTAAGAGACGTGATAAAAGCAAGAACTAAGAAAGAAGCGAAAGAAAAATTTAGAAAACAAAATCATAATTCGCCCGCTCAAGTCTGCGTGGAAATCACGGAATCAGAAGAAGAGCTCCCATATGCTGACGCTTTGAAAAAATACGACAGATATTAAAGGAGGGAACCATGTACATACCGGAGTTTTTATGCGGAGTTATCGCAACCATCATAGCGGAGGTTCTTTTGGCCGCTGCATGCACAGCGTACGACGAATGGAAAAAGAAAGATGAGAAAAAGGAGCAAGTTCTACATCCGGACGTTTCAATGTCCAGATTGCGGCGGGAGCCTGTTCGCTCCCAAGGTGAAGAGGCCCACCGGAAACGGACATATAAAAACCCTGTATTGCACGTGGTGCAAGGCTGACAAGGACATGGAGCAGGTGGGGATGGAGAAGTGCAAGTAAAAGCCCCGGCGGTGTAAGGGCACCCCGGGGCACGGCAACAAAACTTACGTTCTTGCATGTTACGGGATTATATTACCATAATTTTCCTGTAATTGCAAGAACAAATGTTCAAAAAAATGGAGGAAAATTCATGGATGAGATTATTTTGAGAAGTGGCAAGAAAAACCGGGAGCCGATGGATTTTGAAAAATTTAAGTTTATTTGCTATTTCATCGCCGGAATGGCGGCGATGGTGATGGGATTCATCGCTCTTTACATGATTATTTATTTTATGGGGAGGTAGTTAAGACTAGGGATAAAAAATTTAAAAGAGTTTCTCAAAGGAGGGAAGAGGAATGCCGAGGGTGACGATTAACAAGAAGGATTATAAAATCAAGGACCTGCCAGGATGGATTGTAGGACGCATGCACGTTCTTGGGCTGAAACAGGAAGATATTGCGAGAGAACTTGGACTTTCTCAGTCTGCAGTTTCTACGAGACTTAATAAGAAAAAATATGAAAGTGGAGAAGTGAAAGACCCTTTCAGTTACGGGGAGCTTCTGACATTGTTTCAGGTTCTTGAGGCCACGGACGAAGAGAAAAATCATCTTTTAACTTTGTAGTTGTAAGAAAGGAGAGAAAAAAATGAATTTAAAACGAATTACAATCCAGGATTGCCTGGACATGTACGAAAAAAGAGGATGGTCCACTGTTTTGGAGGACGGCGGAGTCTCCCGGTTTGTGAAAGAAGGGTAGAGAAATGTTGACGTGTGAATGCTGCGGCGGGAACTGCGACCACGGCGAGCTTGTTCAGGGAATTTGCGCAGAATGCAGGGATTTAAAGAAAAGGAAAAAGGAAGGGGCTGCGTCCATAGAAGATTTAATGAGTGACCTGTTTTATCAAATGGAATTGAATTTGGAGGGAATGGAAAATGCCAGAAGTCACAATACAAGTGGAGGAATATAAGGATTTAATAGAAAGAACGTCAGATATGGCGGCCAGGATAGAAGCATTTAAAGAATTTGTAAACAATTCAGAATACGCTATTGACAGGAGGATGTGCGGAATTTTTCTGGGGTTTAAAGTGGAGGAAAAAGGATGATTGAAATAGTGGATAAGGAGAGAAAACTGGACGGCTCTGGATGGAGCGAAATATCAACAGGGACTTTCGTGGCCGATGAGGACGCGTTTAATTATGCGTTAGAAAATTGCTTTGAAGTTATTCCGGAAGGATTGAAAAATTTTAAATGGACGCAGGAGTTTAAAGACATGCTTACTGAGTGGTTTTTCAGCAGAAATTGGGTTAAGGAGGATTAGGAAATGGAAGGATTTGAAATGACAGCAGGAAGAAGCGTGACAGCAGAGATGGTTACAAGCAGGCAAACCCAGGAAGTGCAGGGGCAGATTATTATGGCAAAGAAGTTTCCACGGGACTACGTGGCGAGTTGCAACCGCATTATGCAGGCGTGTCAGCGCAAAGGATTAGCGGAAAAAGCTATGTATGAGTACCCCCGCGGAGGGACAAAGGTTATCAGTCCGTCTATCCGGCTTGCAGAGGCTTTGGCGCAGAATTGGGGAAACATGAGTTTTGGAATCGTGGAGCTGGAACAGAAAGTAGGAGAAAGCCAGGTAATGGCGTATGCATGGGATTTGGAAACTAACACACGGCAGGAAAAGATTTTCAGCGTGCCGCATATCCGTAGCACAAAGAAGGGGAATATACCCTTGACAGACCCCAGAGACATTTATGAGATGGTAGCCAATCAAGGTGCGAGGCGGCTCCGGGCATGCATTCTTGGTATTATTCCAGGCGATGTGGTAAAGGATGCCATGGAGCAATGCAACCAGACCCTGATTGGTGATACAGGAAAGCCAGCTATTGACCTTACAAAAGAGATGGCGGCAATCTTTGAGAAAGAATTTTCTGTTCCACTAAAAGCGATTGAGAAGTACATCGGTTGCAAATCCACGGCATTCTCCATGAATGACCTTGTACGACTTAGGAGGGTGTATACTTCTCTTAAGGACGGAATGGCAAAACGTGAGGAGGTCTTTGAGCTTCCGGGAGTGGAGAAGAAAGAGGCAGAGGATGCTTTTGCTAGTAAAGAAAAGAAGGATAAGAAAGATAAGAAAGAAGAAAAGACGACTGATGGACAGCAGAAACTTGATTTAGGTGGTAAGGTCGATGAAGATAAGCGATGATGTGTATTACAGCAAAGAAGCAAATCAAGCGTTTTTCAGCGTAAGCCAGTACAAGGATTTCTGTAAATGTGAAGCCATGGCTATGGCGAAAATCCGCGGAGAATACGAACCACCGATTACGGAAGCCTTGATTTTGGGCAGCTATCTCGATTCTTGGATGGACGGAACACGTGATGATTTCCGTAAGTTGCATCCAGAAATATTTAAAAGAGATGGAACGCTCAAGGCGGAATATAAAAAGGCTGATGTTGCAATCGAAAAAATAAGAAAAGACGAATTGTTCATGAAATACATCGGCGGCGAACATCAGAAAATTTTAACATTTGAATTGTGCGGCGTCCCATGGAAAGCAAAACTTGACAGCTTCCATGATGGGATTTGCATTGCTGATTTAAAGTATGTAAGAAACTACGACAGCCTTTGGAAATACCACTACGATACGCAGGGGGCGGTATATGTGTACGGTGCTGAAGCATGTGGATTTGGCAAACTCCCGTTTTACCTTGCTGCAGTAACGAAAGAGGAAGTTCCAGATTGTGATATTTTTCAGGTTACGCAACCGCAGCTTGACCTCTCCTTGTCAGAGATAAATAAAAATATGGAAAGATTTGTTTTAGTAAAAGCAGGGGTTGAGCCGCCAAAGCATTGCGGAACTTGCAATTATTGTAAATCCGTTAAAAAGGCAAGAATAAGGGATTTTTCGGAGCTTTTGCTGTAGTTGGTGATGCGTGTCCGATACCACTTAAAATCCATGTGGAGCTGGCACAGGAGCGTCCGCAGAGTAAGACCATAGATTTCTGGACGGAGTGGGGCAAAGAGCGTGAGGGCGTTGATTATGCGGCTTGCCTGGAGGAATATTTGGAGGATTAAAATGAAAGATAATGAACAATATTTAAGCCATATATTGGTTGTGAGAAAAAGTTGGCTTATGAAAGATACAGGTTATATAGAAGCGCATTTCGATTGTATTTGTTGCGGTAAATCTCACAAATGTTTGAGAAAACTTTTTAATAAACCGATTGATTACAAACTTTGTGGAAACGATGGAATTAGAAGATTTGATGTTGATATACATGGAAATCATTTGAATTATGCAACTGTCCAAGAAGTTATTGATTTTTTAGAAGAAGAAATGAAGACGAAGGAATGTGCAAGGCAAAAACCTTTTTTGGCATTATTGAAAGAGTTTAATGAATTGAACTTGGGTAAAGACGAAATATTCCTTGTTCTGGCCGGAGGTTGTCTTTAAAAATATTTAGAGAATTAGGAGGGAATATGACAGTAAGAGAATTAGGGAATGAGTGCAAAAAAACTGATTGTGATGACTGCCAATATCAAAATAAATGTCAAAAAATGACAGTTTTGTTGGGTGGAATATCTCCAGAAGCACTTTTGAAGTTTATGGAAGTGGAATTGGATTAGGTAACTATCAACCGTAGTATTTGTTTATGCGATATATCACGGACCTGGGCGGCAGGTTGAAATGCCGCCAGAAAGGAGGAATTATGACTATTCAAGAAGCAATTGATATTCTTTCTGCTTACGGTATTGAAGAAGCAGCAAATGGGGATGTGGAAATTTGTGAGGCTTTGGATATTGCGATAAAGTCATTAAAGAATGAGAAGTGATAGAATATGGAATATTTTTTAATAATTCCTGGCGTTCTCCCGAATCTTAACGATTACATAGCTGCAGAGCGCACAAATCGCCATAAAGGGGCGAAGATGAAAGCTGATAGCGGAAATATCGTTTCAGTGTCAATCAGACGGTGTTTGATGGGCGTTAGGATTGAGGCGCCGGTATTTATGGAATACACATGGATTGAGCCAAGTAGGCGGCGGGATAAGGATAATATCTCGTCATTTGGCCGAAAAGTAATCCAGGATGCACTTGTCCAGTGTGGAGTATTAAAAGATGATGGATGGAAACATGTTGTCGGATTTTCCGACAGGTTCGAAGTGGATAAAGAAAATCCAAGGATAGAAATTTTGATAAAGGAGGTGGAATCTTGAAATTACGGATAGGAGGTGCAAAAAGTGCCGAACCGGATTATTAAGGAATCTATCTGTCGGAGTGATTCCGTAAATTCCCTTTCCTGGTTCGAAGAAGTTTTGTTTTACAGATTGATTGTGGTATGTGATGATTATGGCCGGTTTGATGGAAGGCCTGCAGTAATAAGAGGCTCATGCTTCCCGTTAAAAGATGTTAGGCTGGAACAGATTGAGAATGCTCTTAGTAAGTTGTCCACGGTTGGGATGGTCTGGAGATATGAAGTCGAGGATAGACCCTTCCTTCAATTGATAGCTTGGGAGCGGCACCAGCAAAGACGTGCAAAAAACAGTAAATATCCAGCACCAGAAACCGAATGCAATCACATGATATCACATGATATCAAATGTCCCCGAGGAATCGAGGAATCGAGGAATCGAGGAATCGAGGAATCGAGAAACGAATGCGTGCGCGCGCGCGAGGCGGGAGAAGTGCGCCGTTTTGAGGAGTTTTTATCTGCATACCCAAAAGACTGCAATCGTTTTTTGGCAGAACGAGAGTATGTTTCTTTGTTGTTGACTGGAAAAATAACAGAGGATGAGCTGGTTTTCTGTGCGGTAAATTATGCTGATTCTTGCAAGATTCTTGAAACACCAAAGAAATATATCAAAAACGCTGAGAATTTCTTGAGGGAATTTGTGTTTGAGGGATATCTTCCGGGAAATTACGAGAAGCCAGAAAAGAAAAAAACGAAAAATAAATTCACTGATTTTCACCAAAGGGCATATGACTTTGATAAGCTGGAAAGCCAGATTTTAAACAATAATCTGGGAGGTGGTTAAATGCGCAAAAGGTGCCGCAACTGCCTATGCTGGACATGTCTGTATTCCTGCATGTGCAGAAAATGCAGAGGAAGGATAAAGGAGTGCAATCAGTACAGCGGATGTTGCCAGCTTAGTATTTTTGAGACGAAACCGCAGATGCAGACGGTCACACCTAGATACTCTTGGCAGTATTATGGAATCACCAAAGAGCGTTATAGGCAGCTTACAGAGTACATACAGTCCGGAAGATATGACTCTCTCGCTTTGCAGGCGGCCCATGAAGCCAACGAAATGATTGCAGAATACATTCTTCTTTCTGTGACACAAAATAAGTCCTATGACGCTCTCAGGATGAAATGGGAATTGAAAGAAATGGAGCGGATTCCATACTGCCGGACTGATTTCTATGGGATTAGGAGATATTTCTTTAGTATATTTAACGAGAAAATGAAGGAGATAGGAAAATGATGATTAGCGGAATACAGATGGGAAACGTTGTATGGAAATATCTTGTGGATAACGATATAGATGCGACAAAATTTTATAAAAATGCATACAATTTTTTACAAAACCATGTAGAAAAGATAAAAAAGGGAGAGGGACATGGAACAAGGTATTGTTACCGAGAAGAGAATATTATAACAATATTGGAAGAGTGGAAAAAACAACAATTTTAAATTGGTACAACTCCCCCTAAAATCTCCTGTACAATAGAATTAGGGGATTTAGGGGGATTGTGGAAAGGTGGGAAAAATATGAAATGGATAAAAGAAAGAGAGCCTTGGAGGGCTGAGCTTATTCATGACTGTGAATTAGAATGCGATGGGAAATTTCTGGTATCTGCAAGTAAAGAGAAGCCTGTTCTTGGTACAGTAACCCATTATGGCTATAAAAAGATTGGGAGAAATAATGTTCATATGTGCAGTTTTTCTCCCGATATTGCTCCAGATAAGCGTTGGGCATTCAGCCACAGGTGGTTGAAAAGAATCAAAAACCAGTAAAGGGATTGTGGAAAGGTAGGAGAATATGGAGAGATTAACAAGAAGACATGCGGACGGGGAGTTATTTCGTCCAGTTTATGTCATTGATGGAAGAAAAGGATATGTGAACGAAACGGATATAATTGATAAACTAGCAGAATATGAGGACTTAGAAGAACAAAACAGACTGCTGAAACTGCCTTGTGCGGTGGGGGATACGGTGTACCACTTATGCACACTTAAAAGCGGTGAAACAGAAATGATTGAAATGAAAGTTGGATGTGTTGAACCTTATGGCGCAATCAGAAATCACAAGGGAGTATGCGAAATCTGGAACGTATATGCAGAAACGGATTGCACAAAAGCATATTTCAGGTTCTCTGATTTTAACAAAACCGTTTTCCTCACCAGAGAAGAAGCCGAAGCCGCATTGAAAGAATTATGAATATCGGATATGTCGGGAAAGGATAGGAAAATATGTTTATACCATATAGATGTGAAGATTGTATTTACGGAATATATAACCATGAAGATAGCTGTTATGAAAATGGTTGTTCCGCATCAGATGATGATGAATGTGAAGAATTATTTCAGGAAGATGATAGGAAATGAACATCCGAGCAACCATAAACAAACTCCAAAAAGCGCTGATACAGCGTGGCTATATCTATAAAATCAACACATACCAGTTCTACAGCGAACAGCAGAACCGCATGATTACCGGCTACCGCATTACGCAGAAACAGCCGTACCGTAAGAAAAACGGGGAAATGTCTAAGAAAGATGTGGAGCTGCTGAATAGCTGTTCTCAGGTGGAAGTGTTGAAGTGGTTTGCGGAGAAGTGGAAAGAGGTAAAAGAAAGTAGTGGTTAAATGGAAAAACTAACGCCAAAGCAAAAGGCATTTGCAGACAATTATATAAAAAATGGTGGAAATGCCGAAAAAGCGGCGTTAGACGCAGGGTATTCAAAAAATTACGCAAAAGCACAATCATATAAAATGTTGGACAATGTCGGAATTTCCACCTATATAGCGGAAAAACAGAAAGAAATCGAAAAACAGAACGGTTACGACATTATGACCTTGACCGAGATTCAGGAGCGGCGTTCAAGAATCGGTAAAGGATTGGAAGTGGATTCTTTCGGATTCGCCGCCGACTTTTCCAGTCAGTTAAAGGCAATGAGCGACCTTGAAAAGATTTTGCTTATTAAACAGGAGCAGGAAGAAAAGCAGAGAGCGGCAGAAGAAGCGTTGCGAAATAAGACTTATCACATGGACTTGGACAATATCCCGGACGCTTTTCACGCCGCTATCCGTGCGATAAGGAACCGTGTGTATCTGGAATACATATTCAAGGGCGGGCGTGGTTCTACGAAGTCCTCCACTGTCGGAATGGTGATTGTGGAGCTCCTCAAAAATCACCATGACATACACGCTCTTGTCTGCCGTAAGGTTGCGAACACTATCAAGGATTCTGTCTATAACAAGATTAAGTGGGCGATAGGAAAGCAGGAATTTGACGAGGAATTTACTTCCACAAAATCACCATATGAAATCACGCTGAAAGCCACGGGGCAGAAGATATATTTCAGAGGTGCAGACGACCCGGACAAGATTAAATCTATCAACCCGGAGTTTGGCTATATCGGTATCCTGTGGTACGAGGAATTAGACCAGTTCGCCGGAGATTCCGAAGTACGAAAAATAGAACAGTCTGCTATCCGTGGCGGCGAGTTGGCGTGGATATTCAAATCATTTAACCCGCCAAAGACCGCCAACAACTGGGCGAATGAGTATGTGCAGGAGGTTGGAGAAAATACTCTTGTCCACAGCTCCACATACAAAGACGTGCCTAAAGAGTGGCTAGGGCAACCATTTATTGATAAGGCGGAGCATTTGAAAGAAATCAATCCAGAAGCCTACGAGCATGAGTACGGCGGCGTGGCGAATGGTAACGGCGGTATGGTGTTTGAATATCTTGAATTTCGGACGATTACGGACGAAGAAATCAGCCACATGGACAAAATTTTTCAGGGGGCTGACTGGGGATATTTCCCTGACCCTTACGCATTTATCAGAGCTTATTACAATGCTTCAAAGGAAACAATCTATCTGATTGATGAAAACTATGTCAATAAGCAGCAGAACGCAGTAACGGCGCAATGGATAAAGGATAAAGGCTATACAGATTATGCTGTCACTTGCGACAGTGCAGAACCTAAATCCGTGGTGGATTATCGGGACATGGGGATATCTGCAAGGGGAGCAATAAAAGGTCCCGGTTCCGTTGAATATGGTATGAAGTGGTTGCAGAGTAGACATATTGTTATTGATATGAAAAGGACGCCGAACGCCGGAAAAGAGTTAAAAGAATATGAGTATGAAAGGGATAAGGACGGAGAAGTTATTTCCGGCTATCCTGACGCAAATAATCACGCAATAGACGCTTTGCGGTATGCGTTTGAGCAATTCTATAACAGGAGAGGAAATCACGCATAATGGGAATAATACAATCAATAAAAAGGTGGTGGGACAGTTTGTGGCAGAAAGAAGCGCAGGACAAATTCGGGGTTGAAACAATCGAAAGCGACGTGATGAAAGCGGCTCTTAATGATTGGGTGAATATCTACCAGGGAAAGCCGGACTGGACACTGCCGGACGACAGAGGGAACATTGACATAGAATCCTTTAACTTTGCAAAGAAGCTGTGCAACGAAACCGCAAGGCTTACCACGCTTGCACTGGGTATCACTGTAGAGGGTTCTGCAAGGGCAGAATGGATAAATAGCTTCATGGAAAGTTATATTGCACGGATGAAGAATGAAGAATGCGAGAAGGCCTGTGCTTTTGGGTATATCATCTTAAAACCTAACGGTGAGGGCATAGATTATGTCATGCCGTGGGATTTCTGCCCGACGCACGCCACGGACGGGAAGGTTGACGGAGGTATATTTTTCGACCATTACCATGAGCCAGGAGATAAATGGTATTATACAAGGCTTGAATGGCAGAGGTTCGAGGACGTATCAGAAGATTTTCGGATATTCCGAATAACTAACAAAACGTACAAGGCGACCGGGGCGACCGGCATAGGGCAGGAGTGCAGCATAAAAGAAACCGTGTGGGTGAATTTACAGGAGGACGTAGCATACCAGAATATTGAGCAGCCGCTTTTCTCCATCTTCAAAATTCCGTTAGCCAATAACATTGATATGAGTAGTCCTCTTGGCGTGTCTATCTTCTCCAATGCACAGAAGGAATTAAAGAGCCTGGATATTGCTTGGACGCGCTTAGAAGATGAAATATTTGACAGCCAGAAGATTACATTCCTAGGTGACATGCTGATAGATGAACCTGGCCGACCAGTAAGAAGCCGGTTCTCTCCCGGCGGTGCGGTGGACAAGACTGGGAAACCATTGCCCCGTCATGTGCGTATCTTGCCTGGTAGCACTACGGGAGATGAATACCACGAAGTAAATCCGGCATTGCAGACAGCGGACAGATTGAGCGGAATAGACCACTTTTTAAATCTTGTCGGTGTGAAGTGTGGATACAGTACAGGGCAGTTTGTGTTAAACGGTAGGACGGGGCACGTTACCGCAACACAGGTGGAAGCAGACGACCGGGAGACCATACAGTACATAAAGCAGATACGGGACAGCTTCCAGTCGGCTACGGACGGACTTATCTATGCGCTGGATAAATACGCTGATATATACAGCCTTGCGCCGGTTGGGGTGTACGAGGTAAATTATGACTTTGGGGATATCACGTACAACTGGGAGGAGGATAGGTCAAGGCACTGGGGATACGTTATGCAAGGGAAATATCCTCTCTGGCTTTACTACACAAAATTTGAGGGCATGAGTGAAGAGGAGGCTAAACTACTTGTGGCAGAAGCCAAAAGTGAGAATGAGCCGCAGGAAGGATTGTTTGGAGAGGAATAGGGAATGTATGAATGGAAAGTAACTATTATTTTGAAAAGCGGCAATATACTTAAAGGAATATATAAAACAGATAAGTATAACAGCGAACAGGTAGCAAAAGAAATGTTCCAAAATGTCAATTCTAATTCTGTTACAGGCTTTTCATCAGAAGATGGAAAGGAAAAAATATTCTTTTTATTGTCAGAAGTAGCAGCTTTTACAATCGGAGTGTGATTTTATGAAAATCAGACAGCACATAGGGAATGTCGATATAAATATTGACACTAAGCGGATAGACCGAAATTTTAAAGAAGCCCAAAAATTGCTGAATATGCAAGTGGTGGCCGACTGCGACCCTCTGATACCATTCCAGCAGGGAACGCTCCGTAACAGCGTGAATTATCCGCAGGGGATATATGGCGGCGAGATTGAGTATAACACACCTTATGCACATTATCAGTATAAAGGTGAGGTATATGGTCCAAATATCCCTATAAAGGACGCAGAGGGCAATATAACCAGCTGGTACTCTCCACCAAAGAAGAACCCGACAGGGCGACCTCTTACATACCACACATCAGGGACGGGAGACCATTGGTTTGAAAAAGCGAAAGCGCAGCACGGTGATGATTGGGTAAGGTTGGTAAAAAGAACCGCAGGAAAGGAATGATATTATGATTAAGTATTTTGAATATGGAGTACATAGAAATTCTGATGATACTCTGGAAATTGAAGCGTACTTGATTGATGATGTTATCAATAATTATGCAGAGGAAAACGGATTAGAAGTTGTTTCAGCAACTTGCTATAAGGAAGAGGGAATATTTGTTGTATTTAAGAAGATGAATGGATAGATTTAGTCAAGAGGACAGCAGGAAAGGAGTAGTGGAATGAAAAATTTTAGAGGATGGCAACCAATATCAGAGTATAGCAGAGAAAAATATGATTGGGTGCTTATTAAGTATTTTGACGGGGAGGAAGAATGTCTGCCACAAGTTGCAGAGTTAAGGTCTGACGGAAAGTGGCATATAAGCACAGACTTTGACGGAGATTTTGTTATACCGTCACAGTTTGATGTTAGATACTTTTTCGATATGCAACAGCTTGACAGGATGGATTGAGCTATGTTGCCGCCGGAATACTTCGACCACAAAGAGGATAGATTGCTTGAACTCTACCGACAACTCGAAAACTTTATCCTCAAAGACATCACCCGACGCCTACTCTCCGCTGGGGAAATGACCGCAACCGCCGACCGCCTTATCTGGAAATTGCAGCAGATGGGCGAGAGCCAGGCGGCGATTGAGCAGAAATTGCAGAAGTTGACGGGTCTGACACGAAAAGAACTTCGCTTCCTCCTGCAAGATGCCGTTCTGACTTCGTGGGAGGACGATAGAGCAACTTTAGGACAGTTAGGCATAGAATTATCGAACCCACTTGAAAATGCCGCTGTAATCCGTATTATGGACGCTGAATATAAAAAGAGCTTAAGTGAATTAACGAACCTCACACGAACGACCATGAATCAGTCGCAGATTGACCTTATAAATATGCTTGATGAAGCTGATTTGAAGGTTTCTTCTGGTGCACAAAGCTATTCAGAGGCGGTATGTGATATTCTGGATAGGTATGCTGTCCGAGGGATATATGTGGATTATCCGAGTGGTGCACGCCGGACACTGGAAGCGGCGGTTAGATTGTGCGTTGTCACATCAATGAACCAGACAGCAGCACAGGTCACGAATCAGTACATAGTTGAGGGCGGAATTGAGTATGTCCTTGTATCGGCGCATCTGGGGGCGAGAGTGGCGCAGAAAGGACAGCCAGCTCTTGCTTCTCATGCAGACTGGCAAGGCAAGGTGTATAAAATCCGAGGGACCACATCAGAATACCCGAATTTACTGGAACGGACAGGCTATGATGTGGACCCGAACACCGGGCAAGGGACCGTTAAAAATCCGCTTGGATTACACGGATACAACTGCCGGCACTCACACAAGCCTTGGGATAAGCTCCTACGCAATCCCTATGTGGACGAAAAAGGCAATCTGAAAATAGACAGCGAGGAAAACAAAAAGCGGTATGAACTCCAACAGAAACAGCGTGCAATGGAGCGGAGTCTGCGGGCATGGAAACGAAAGCTGATTGTGAAAGAGCAGGAAATATCCGGCGTGGCAGAAACGGACGTTAAGGAGATATTGCAGAGGGATTATGACCGCATGGCGTACCAGCTCACACAGAAAAACAAGGCGTACAACGATTTCTGCAAACAGAACGACTTGCAGCCGCAGTATGACCGCATAAAGGTAGCTGATTTCGGCAGGGAGCAGACAAAGCGGAGTAATGCTGGGGCAAGGAGATATAAGAAAGAAAAGGAGAAGGAAGAATCATGATGGACGTTAAAGACGCACATAAGGTAACTGATAATTTGTGGAAAAGACCATTTATATGCCACGAGAATTACATTGAGCTGGACAATGGATATGTGATTGCGAAGAAAGAGTATTTTAATGAGTTACAGAGAAAGGCAGAGAAAACCTCTGAATAATTGGTACAACCCCCGCACGAATCTGTTGTAAAATTGTGGTAGGAGGTAGGGAAGATGAGTATAATAAGCGAACAGGTAAGAGAACTGCGTTATAAAGCTGATATTTACAACGCTGTCGGGAGCGCATGGGAATTAAACCGTGCGGAGGCAAAGATATTACAGAGATTGCTTAGAAAAGCCGCTGACACCATAGAGGCATTATCCAAAAAGTTGGCGACAAACGGCGGCTGGATTCCATGCAGTGAGCCGCCAAAGCATGACAAAGAAGTTTTGATATTCAACGGGAAATCATACTCTGTGGGATATTATGATGGGAAAACATGGGTAAATGCAATACACCCCGTGGAATGGCAGGAGATACAGCATGAATAATAGATGGGTAGAATATAACAGCAATCCTTTAAAAAGACGTGTCGGCGACTGCGCCATTCGTGCGTGCTGCAAGGCTACAAACCGCACATGGAATGAAGTCTTTGACGACCTTGTGCAGATTGCGTACCGTCAAAAGGATGTTTTGTCAGCAAATAAAGTATGGGGTGAATACCTGGCAGATAACGGCTATGTTCGCTATGAGCCGGATTACCCTATGGACGTTTACAAATTTTGCTGCAACTTTCCGCATGGTACATACGTTCTTGGGCTTGACGGTCATGTAGTGACGGTGGTGGACGGGCGGTTCTATGATACTTGGGATTCGTCCGGGAAGAGTGTGATTTATTTTTGGGAGAGGGGATAGGCATTGACAAGGAAAGAAGCTATAGGAGAATTTCAAGTACAGATAAGCACTCTTGAAAGCATGATTGCGTATAATAATGACTTTGAACCCAAAAGTGATAATTCAAGGCTGATAGAGAGAATGGAAGCGGCGAAAGTGGCTATATCTGCATTGGAAGAATTGGAACGCTGGCACACCGACCGTATCAATGAGAAAATCAAGAATCCGTTTGCATGGACTTCTACCTCTATTTGCCACAACTGCGACCATAAAGACGAATACATAGAGGAATTGGAAACAGAGATTCAAGAGTTGAAACAGAAATATGAGATTGCAACCACTCCCTAAAATTGCTATAATGAGGGAAATACAGAGCGGAGGTTTGGGAATGGAAATGCCAGTAATAATAGGCTCATTGGTGATACTTGGTGAAATATCAATTTTGGCTTTTATGCTGATGAAAGAGTGGTTTCTTCCGTTTGTCGGTCAATGTGTTTGTGATTTTTGTGGAAAGGTTAAGGGAAGATATGGAAAATAGGGATAATGTGAAGGAAAAAGAAAACGGCGCAACCGATGTATTGGGCGCACTGGTTAAGCAGCTTAAAACAATGTGGATAGTGATTGTTCTTTTAATTATTCTGCTTGTCGGAACAAATATGGCTTGGTTGTATGTGTTCCAGTCCTATGACTATGTATCACAGGACGGCGAGGGATATAATTATTACAACAAAGAGATTGAAGGTGATGTGCATAATGGGACAGAAGATAAGAAGCAAGAAGAAGGGCAGAACTAGGGGAACTAAGAAGAAAAGAAAGTAGCGGTGGCATGAGGAAGAAAAAAGAAAAGGAAGTTGAAGGATTTGTCAAATGGGAGTTGGAACTTTTTAAAAATGAGTGCAATTTCACGCCGGACGAATCCATGTTCTTTGATTTGAGGAATGAGGGCGATGGAATGAGTTTTGAAGAAATCGCCGGTCAAATGGGATATTGCATGACTAAAATCAATAAACTTTCTGAATCCGTCACCAAAAAGATTATAAAGGTATTGCCGCTTAAAGAGGCATTTTTCAAGAAATACCGCGATAAATACGGAGAATAATTGAATAAAAAACGCAACAAAAACGAGGGTTTTCCGAGTATGGGAAACTCTCTATTTTTATGCAAAAATTTACCCATAGAAAGAAATCGGAGGGCATTCAGATGGCATATTCAAATCAATACCAACCATATCAGTACCAATATGCGCCACAGGTGCAGCCGCCTATGGACAGGCTGGCGCAGTTGCAGGCGCAGCAGTATCAGCCTATGCAGCAACCAGCACAATCAAATCAATCATTGATTTATGTGCAAGGAGAGGCGGCGGCTAAAAGCTGGATTGTAGGAGCCGGGCAGTCCGTATTGCTGATGGACAGTGAGAATCCAGTGTTTTATATCAAATCTGCAGATGCTTCTGGGATTCCGTTGCCGCTTCGGGTATTTGATTATACAGAACGCAATCAGAGTATGCCGCAGAACGCACCACAATCCGTAAATCCGGCTCAAATAGATTTAGATAGACAATATGTCACAAGAGCGGAATATGACGACTTGCAGGGAAAATATGCGGAGATTTTGGACAGACTGAATAACTTTCCTGTCAATATTTCAACTGGCGATGATACCAAGAGAACAACGGCAGGAACAAGCAAGCCAAGAAATAAGGGAGGGAATGCTAATGAGTAGTCCGGTTTTCGGAGCAATGGGCGGTCGGGGCGGCGGAAATATGATGCAGCAGTTCCAACGCTTTATGCAGGAAATGAAAGGGAAGAACCCACAGGAGGAAATAAATAAGCTGCTCCAATCTGGAAAAGTAAGTCAGCAGCAACTTAATCAAGTACAACAGCAAGCCCAGCAGATGCAGGGGATGTTTAAAGGATTTTTTAAGTAGATACATAACTTTGCGCAAAGTTTGTAAATAAATTTCAAGGAGTAAAAACATGATGGAATCAGGAGTACCAATTACGATGAACGTAGAGCCTAGTGGCTGTAATAACAATAACGGCGGCTTCGGCGGAGATTGGGGCGCATGGATTATCCTTTTCCTTATCTTTGGTATGTTCGGCTGGGGCGGTTTCGGCGGCTTTGGTGGAGGATTCGGCGGAAATTCCGCAGGATTACAGGGAGCTTTAACCCGCGCGGATATCAATGAAGGATTTGCCCTTAATAACTTGCAGAGCGGTATCAATGCCATTCAGCAGGGCATCTGTGACAGCACCTATGCACTCACAAACGCCGTAAACAGCGGCTTCAACAGCACGCAGATGGGAATGATGCAGGGATTTAACGGTGTTGAGCGTGGATTTTGCAACCTGTCCAGTCAGATTTCCGATTGTTGCTGCCAGACGCAGCGCGCGATTGACGGCGTGAACTACAACATGGCGAAGAACACATGTGATTTACAAAATACCATGAATGTAAACACACGCGACATTATCGACAGCCAGAACGCAGGCACAAGGGCAATCCTCGACTATCTGTGCCAGGAGAAGATTTCTGACTTACAGGCAGAGAACCAGACGCTGAAACTGGCAGCATCCCAGGCGAACCAGAACGCAACACTTATGGCAGCCATGGACGCTAACACGGCGCAGATTATCCGCAGAACCGGCAACGACTGCCCTATTCCGGCATATGTCGTACAGCCCCCGGCGCAGGTATCTTTCCCGACAAATTGTTGCGGACAGTTCAACGGCGGCGGTTGGGGCGGTAACTGCAATCAGTGTGGCAACTGCTAAAAACTGAAAAATGAGTATCTTTTCCGTGAAACATCGGAAATGTTCGGCATGAGCCGTTATTACAA